GAAAGACGGAAGAATTATTATTGACCCGAAGTGTAAAAGACTGATTCAAGATTTTGAAAAAGTTGTTTGGGATGGACAGGATTTAGATAAAAGAAGTGACGCATCATTGACCCACATTTCAGATGCCTTGGGGTATTGGTGTTGGTCACTTGATAATATGGTTTACAGGACTCCGACTGCAATCAAATTAACGTGAGGAAAAATATGCTTAATGAACAAGACTGCCAAAATCTTTTGAGTGAGATTGAATTGAAAGAAAACCAAGAACGAAAACGGGCTTGCTATGATTCTTTTCAAATATATGAAGGGAACCTTAGGTATTATGTGCAAGAAAAAATGAAAGAAATGTACCCAGAAACATATGGAATGTTTCAAATTTCTGATTATTCTTGTTTGAAAAAGATTGTTGATAAGAAGTCAAAGTCATACAAAGAAAACCCAATTAGAAAATTAGACACTCCTGAGGAAACAAAACTATATCAAGACCTAGTTAAAAAATTCGGTCTAAATAAAGGCATGAAAAAATTTGACCAGTATTTTAATCAACATAAATACTGCTTAATGGCTATATTCTATGAAAGAGAAAAAGAAATATCTGGTAAAGTCGAAGAAAAGTGGAAATTTATCCCATTGGCTCCATACGAGTTCGACATTGTTTTAGATGAAATGGGAAACCTTGAAACAGTCATTCTTTCCTACCCTGATGAGCAAGTTGTTAGTGGACCGACAACAGATAGAATTGACACAACCATTGCAGGTGCAATTCAAGACGCAAATCTTGATGTAAAAACCTACGCAATATGGACAAAGACACAACACATTATTTATCAGGGTTCTAAAAAGTCTGATGGTTCAATGAAATTTAATAAAATTGTTAATGGTTCAAACATTAATGATGTAAACCCTTACGGAGTAATTCCATTTGTATATGTTCCAGAAGATTATTCTGCTGATTATCCTGTTAACTCTCCATTGGCTTACCAGACAACAGAATTAAATTCTGAAATGTCGACTTATTACACATCTGGTTCACTCCAGATTGGAACACTTGTTTTAAAATACCCAAGTTCACAAGCAATTGAAGCTGTTTCAAATGGTTTGTTTACTGGAATGAAGCTTCCACAATCCGAAAACCCTGATGCACCTGAAACGACTGCAGAATTTATTGCACCTAGTCCAAACATGAGTGGTCACAGAGAAGCAATCATTACTCATATGCAGGCAATTCTTGACGAGCAAGGCATTAATTCAAATCAAATCATTCAACCAAATGAAAAATTTTCTTCAGGTTTTGACAGGTTGCTAGCTAGTGCAGACATTCAGGACATTATTTCCGACAATCAACAGAATGTTTATCATGCAGTTGAAATGAAGATTTATAACATTATTAAGGCGATTTATAAAAACTTCATAAAGAAAGAAATTTATAAGTCTGAAGAAATTTCCATATATTACACGAAACCAAGAATTATGATTTCTGACACGGAAAAATTGGCAAATATTGAAAAAATGGACCAACTTGGCTTGGTTGCGCCATGGGAAAAGTTTATGCTGATGGACCCGAACCTTTCAGAGGAAGACGCAAAAGTAAAATACTTTGAGGTTCAAAACTTCAAAATGAAAAACGCTTCGGACTTGGCTGACATATTAAGCGAAGATGAAGTGACTAATTCGGAGTCAACTACGGAAAAGTCAGAAGAATCTGAAGACATAATGGAAGAGGAAGCTTAAATGACTGCGCCAAGCAAATTTTTCTATGAATTAAAGCCTGAAGGCATTGATGAACTCACCAAAAAAGAGAGAGAAGAATTACTTGACGCAGTTGGTGAATATTTAAAGTTTACCATTCTAGATTTTGTTGGACAGTCAGAATCTCCAGTAAATAGGTCACCAAACTTTAAAGAAAAGAAAAATGGAGACCCTTCAATTCTTGACGATAATGGCGACTTGCTTGACTCGCTTGATTTTAAAGTAAGTCGTGATGCTAAAAAATTATCAATTGGGTTCTTCGATAAACTAGAGGCGGCAAAGGCATTTGGTCATGCCTCAAGAATGGAAGGTCACCCATGGCTTGAAAACAAAGTTCCAAGAAGGCAAATCATTCCATTTGAAGATCAAGTTTTTAAAAAAGAAATTCGTGATGGTATTGATGAGATTGTTCAGGAGTTTTTAGATGCCAATAAAGATTAAAACTGATTTAAAAAAACTAAAAAACTATACCAAAGAAGTGAAAGAGAAGTTTCACGAGGAGCTTAACTCTGGTGCGGCAGGTTATGAATTAATCAGAACACTTCAGGACATTATTAAAAAGGGTATTTCTCCAGTAGATGGTGAAGGGCGTTTCCAAAAATATTCAGAATCATACCGCAATGCAATTAAAAGTGGTCGTTACCCAAGTAAAAAAGTGTCACCAGTCAACATGACATTATCAGGTGAAATGCTTGGCTCGCTTCGATTTGTAAAAAAGAATGATAAGTTATTTATTGAGTTTGAAGACGAAAAAGCATATTGGCATCAAAACGGAAAAGGCAGGCTTCCAAAAAGAAAATTGCTTCCAGTCAGTAGGTTTGATAGTTTCAATAAAAGAATAACCCAATTATTAATTAAAGCATTGAAGACCGCATTAAAAAAGTAATTGATTTCCTGCTAGTTGGGAATCTAAAATAGGAGATAGAAAAATGTCAGAAGAAGTTTTGACTACCAAACCCGAAGGGGAACCGAAAACAGTTGATTATGAAGCTGAGTTTAAAAGACTCAAAGCAACAAATGAAAGACTGCTTGAGGAATCAAAGAAAAATAAAGAAAAATATAGAACAGTTGAGTCCGAGCTAGAAAGAATTAGCGAAGAATCTACTGGGAAAGAAAAGGACGTTAACAAGATTCTATCTGAAAAAGAAAAGAAACTTGAGAAAATTGCTAATGAAAACAAAAAACTTAAGGCAGAAACTTTAAATTCAAGAATCAGGGCTTCAGTTTCTCGATTTGCTGAAGACGTAGTTGATATTGATGACTTATTGAATCAGCCAAAGTTTAGTGATATTCTGAAGCGAGGCATTGACGTTGATGAGCTTTCAGTTGATGATGATGTTATCAAAGAATATGTGGAAACAGTTTTAAAAGCTAAACCACATTTCAGAAAACAGGCTGAAGCAACTACTATGATGACTAAAAAACCTGGGTTCTCGACTTCAAATAATAAATCTGTCGAGCAAATGACAGCAAAAGAACTAGAAGAATTGGCGTACCAATTATACGGAAAAAAATAAGGAGTATCTATGACAGTTATTGCTAATACACAAATGGCACCAACAAAGATGGATTTGATTGTTGCTATGGCACAAAGAGAACTTAAAGCAAATGCACAACTCGCAGGATTTTTCAGCGACAAGTCACAATTTGCTATCAAAGGCTCAAAAAGCATTTCATTTCCAAAATTGAGTTCATTTTCAGCACTTGATCGTGCTTCAGGCGTTGCAGGGACAGAACAAGTTGTAACAGCTTCTGTTGATCAGCTTTTGCTTGATAAAAATAAGCAAGTTCTTTGGGTTATTGACCCTTCTGATGAAATTCAGTCAACTTTAAATTGGGAACTTGAGACAGTAAAACTTGCCTCATCGGCGCACGGCAGACAATTTGATAGCGACCTAGTTGCGGCTGCTATGACTGCACGTACTGAAGTTTCTGTTTCTGGAAACATCACTCGTGACCTAGTTTTAGAAATGATTGAATATCTTTCAAAAAACTTCGCTAATAAAAACCAAATTGCACTTTTCATTTCACCTGCTCAAAAAACTGCAATGCTTAAAATTTCAGAATTTACGCAAGCACAAATTTTTGGAAATGCTGTTATTCCTTCTGGCACAATCGGTTCAGTTTACGGCGTGCCAGTCGTTGAAGCTCCAATTCTTTCTGATGCTCAATTCTTCATGGCTGACAAAGATGGTCTAGCCTATGGACTACAAAAGGTTCCTGCCTATGATGAGCAAAAAGCAATAGAATATGGTGCAGGGGCTATGAAGAGAACCCTTGATCAACTTTACGGTGTGAAGGCTCTCCAAATTGCCCAAGGTACTGCGGCGGCAGGTAAATCTGCGCTTATCATCGGTTATAATGACGGGGTATAATGTCTCGTTTAAGATCGGCTGATATTTCACCTGATTTTATCACTGCCTCTTCTCCTAGTGAGTTGAGGCAGTTGTTATTTTTAAATCAACAAGCACTAGGTGGAGAAGTCAAATACATTTCAATTGAATTTGATGGGAAAAACTGGGTCGCTTGGTTTTTTAACCACATTGATGGAATGGCTTTAACCGAGTCATTAATGAACCAAAAGAAAAAAAGCTCTAAAAAATAGGGAGCAATATGAAGTCAAATATTGACGAGCGCAAATATGACTCATATCGTGATGCGTCTAATGACAAATCTAAAGTCGCAGTTACACTTGAAGGCGACACTGGTTTACTTCAGGGAATAACCTACGACGATATTCAGGCAGAATTTCCAAGCTCAACAATCACCAATTATAAATATTATTCAAGTTCTGTTTTGGTTGCTACAATTGAAGTGACTTTTACAGATAGTGCTCACTCTGATGTTTTAAGGGCGAGAAGAATATGAGTGTTGTTTTTAATCCATTCACAGGAACTTTTGACTTCACTGGTTCGGGCGGTGGCGGTTCAACACTCACAAAAAAAGATGTAATAAAATCAATTCTAGTTGAATCTAATCAATCATTGACGCTTCCGATAGCTTCAATTCTTTTTGATGAAGATTCAATTTTGTACAATGATGATGACCAAGGGATCGCATGAACAACCCACACATAGTCAGAAAAACCACTTCACCAACATCAGCACCGCCTGAAACAGGGATTCATTGGATCAACACAGCAACCAATGAAGAGTTTTTTTCGATTGGCACAGTAAGTGTTTCTGATTGGATTCGTCGTGGTTTATCAAGCTCTGCTGATTCACTTGTCACAACTGCATATAACCAAACAGGTGCGACAATTCCTGCGTTCAGTGTTGTTTATATCAATGGCGCACAAGGTTCACTTCCTACAATTACACTTGCGCAAGCTAACTCGGAAACAACCTCGTCAAAAACTTACGGCATTACTGCAACATCAGTCACAAATAACAATCAAGTGACAATTGTTTCAATGGGTTTATTGGCAAACGTAAACACAAGCGGATTTGTTGATGGTGATGCTTTATGGCTTTCACCAAGTGTTGCAGGTGGAGTGACTACAACCAAGCCAACTGCGCCAAATCATGCCGTGTTTATCGGTTTTGTAACTAGGTCGCACCCAACACTCGGGCGCGTGGAAGTAAAAGTCCAGAATGGCTACGAATTGAACGAATTGCACAATGTGTTAATCAATGGTGTAGCAAACAGACAACCATTAGTTTATGATTCTGCAACATCATTGTGGAAAAACTCAAGCTTAACTAAATCCGATGTTGGCTTGAATAATGTGGATAATACTAGCGATGCTAGCAAACCTGTTTCAACTGCGACCCAATCAGCTATTGATGGGAAGCAAGATTTGATTTCTGGTGGAGCATCAACAATCACTACCACTGACCTTACACCATCAAAAGTTCTAGTTTCAGATATATCAGGAAAAGTCGCTGTTTCACCTGCAAACGCAACAAGCTTGGCTTTTCTTGACGCTACATCAAGCATACAAACACAATTAGATGCAAAAGCACTTGAGTCACAGGTAATAAAAAAAGATGGTTCTGTTTCTTTTACTGCAAACCAATCAATGGGAAATCACAGAATAACTGATGTGACTGACCCTTCAAATGCTCAAGATGTTGCAACAAAATCATTTGTTGAAAATTTAGTTTCTGGCTTAGACTGGAAACAAGCCGTTCATGCCGCATCAATTGGAAATGTAAACATTGCATCAGCACCTGCTTCGATTGATTCACACACACTAGACCCTCTTCAAAGAGTTCTTTTAAAAGATCAATCTACACCATCACAAAATGGTATTTATGTTTTTAATGGTGCAGGTAACGCCCTTACAAGGTCAAGTGATGCTGACACATGGGACGAATTAGTCGGCGCAGTTGTTTATGTTGAACAAGGCACAACAAACCAAGGTGCTAAATTTAATGCTACTATTGTGAGTGGTGGAACATTAGGCGTTACACCTGTGACTTTTACAGTATTTTCAACTGCAAGTTCACTCACTGGTGTTGGAACAACAGGGTACAATGCCTATTGGAATGGTTCAGCAAATATTTCTTCAGAGCAATATGTAAACCAATCTCGTGGTGGGTTTGGAACTGACACGACTGCGTTCAATGGATATGTAAAAGCAACCTCGGGAGTGTTTACAGCTTCAACATTGACAAGCGGTGATGTTTCAAACTCATCAAGTGTGACAGGTGCGAGTGTTACAAATGCACTAAATACTTTGGACACAGGAAAAGTCAGCAAGTCAGGCGACACAATGACCGCAGGACTTACAATAAATTCTGCAGGAAATTCAAATTATCTTTATAGCGGTGGCTCACAATTAAACACAACAAATCCTGCCAATTATGCAGGTTATTTTAATAATAGTTTCGGTGTTACCAATGGTGAAAATTTTACCGATGGAACAGCGACCTATTTTTCACTTGGGAATGATAATGCTCTAACAGGAGCTTATTCTCGTGTTGTTTTGTATAACGATAAAATAAAAATGTTCTACAATGATGGCATCACAACAATGCCAATTCTACCAACTGCCAATGATGAAGTGGTTGTAAAAAAATATGTTGATGACACATTTTTACCACTTGCAGGTGGCACATTAACTGACAACCTTATTTTTCAGACTGGAATTTTCACAGAAAAATCGACTCACAATAGATTCGGAATAACTCACGAAAACACAGTTGACCCAAACACTTATTCTTCACTAACAACAAACGAAATAACTTTTAATACTGTTGTGGGTTTAGATGCAAAAAGTGTCACGGCGACTGCGTACAACATTCAAGTTCAAAATGACACTGATGCAAGTGGAATTTTTAGAACCACAGTTGAACCTGCACGAATCAGAATTTATAATGCAGTAAGTGGTATAGGAACAATTCCAACAACACCAATCGATCCCGAAGAGGTGACAACTAAATTCTACACCGATGCGACTTTTGCAAAACTTTCAGGTGCAACTTTCACAGGTTCAGTTTCTGCTACTAATTTAAGTGGAACAAACACTGGTGATGAAACTGCTACGACAATCAAAACAAAGCTTGGTGCATCATCAGCTTCGAATGATGGCTACTTATCCCAAACTGATTGGTCTACTTTCAATAACAAAGAGCCACTTCACTTTATTCCTGCACTAGATGGAACAGAAACATTTAGGGGTTATTTAACTCAAAACAATTCAACCACTATCACAGCGCAGAACATTGCGGCTATTGCGGCAAACGGAACCGCTACCGCTAGAGCGGTGGCATCAACCAACATGCAAACCAAACAAGTAAGAGCGGCTTACGCTGTTTCTACACCTGCGGCAAACGGGCTTTGTGGGTTAAGAGCGACACAACTTCTTTGGTCTATTGGGTCGGGCTTTAAGTTCCACACAACTTTTGCTTATACCGATTCAGCTTATAATGCAGGAGCATTGCAATATTATGGTCTTCATTCTGTTGCGGGAGGACAAAACATTTCAACAACTATTTCAGTTTCATCACTCACAAATATTATTGCAATTGGCTCTGATTCAGGTGACACAGCTTTGTCAATTTTTCATAATGATGCGACTGGCACGGCAACAAAGATTACACTTAATGCGACTGACTTTCCTGCAAACAGAACAGCCGGTGCGGCATCAACTGATATTTTCTCAATTGAATTTTATAATGCACTTGGTTCTTCAGAAGTTAAATATCGTGTTGTAAACCTCACGACTCAGGTTACAGCCCAAGGAACTTTAACAACAGATTTGCCATTATCATCACAGCTTTTAACTTTTCAATTGGTGAGAACTTCGGGTTTATCATCGAACGCTTGTTCTATGGATTTCACAAAAGCAGGAATTTGGTCAATAAACTAAGGGAGAAAAATGCTTAAAATATTTAAAAACACCATAGAATTAACTTTGCTTCTCGAAAATTATATTGCTGAAGGATATGCTGCACCATTCACAACTTCAGATTATTTTTATGTGGGGTATTATAAGCCAATTAATTCTTTATACTTAGAATTGACTGCACAAAACCAAGCAAATGACTTGATAATTCAGTATTGGAATGGTTCTTCTTGGGTTAATATTTCAATTGTTGATAAAACATTTGGTCTCAAAAAATCAGGATTTATAACTTGGGAAAGAAATATCTCTGACATTAAAGAAAATATGGTCAATGGTCATTCTCTTTATTGGTACAGGGTCAGCATTTCAACAAACAACATTACAAGTCTGGCATTGAAGGGAATAAACCTAGTTTTTTCTGATGATAATGATTTAAAAGAATCATATCCTGATGTGATGAGTTATCTTCCAGATGGCGCAACTTCATTCATTTCATATCACCAATCAGCAAGAAACACCATTTTGACCCACATGAGAAACAAGGGAAAGTCAGTTCAAAACCTTGGCGTTAACAAAATGCTAGACCAGTTTGACCTTCACCATTATGAGGAAGTCAGGCAAGCTTCAAAATATAAAGCATTGGCATCAATCTTCTATAACGAATCAGATAATGTTGATGACAAGTGGTATCAAAAAGCAAAAGACTTCGATAAGCTTTATGGAGATTCAATAAACTTGAATTTTCTTTCCTTAGATTCAAATGATGATGGAATTGAAGAAAACTACGAAAAGCAAAAAATTCAATACATCAAAATTCAGAGGTTATAATGAGCATGGTCGAAGAAATTAAAGATGCGTTAGAAGCCTATGTCAACACATTGGTTCCGACCTATGAAAAATCACAATATGTCTGGGATTCTTCTTTAAATTCTGACTCAAAGACTAAGGCATACTACGCCATTAGACCAAATTCATGCCGATTTATAGCAGGAACCTGCAGAACAATTACACTTGAGCAAGATTTCACTTTGGAAATTGGAAATGTTTATAGAAACAAAGGCGACACAGATTATAACGCTGATGAAAAAGTCTATGAAATATACCAACTCCATGAAACAATCTACAAGGAAGTTCTACGGGACAACTTCAACATTCAAAGAGTTCAAGTAGTTTCTGATTTTAGTTTGAATGAACCAGTTATCGACAACGATAATAAAAGTGTTAAAATCGAAGCAATATTCACTGTTAGATATAGAACGGAGTAAAATATGGGATTTGTAGTTAAAAATAGTACATCAATTTATTTAAAAGAAGAATCAACTGAAGGCGTTTATGTTGCCCCATCAGCTTCAGATGCGATTGAAGTTCTTTCCGATGGTGCAGGGTTTGAATATACCAAAGAAGAGGTAACAAGAAACCTTTTGACCTCAACAATTGAAGTTGTGGCTTCTCGTGTTGGTATGGCTTCAGTTTCTGGAAATGTGCCAGTTGAATATAAAGCAGGTTCTGTTGAGGGTGCTTATCCTCGTGAGAAAGTTCTCTATAAATCACTTCTTGGAGGTGCTAGACAAATCACAACCAACACAACTACAAAAACTGGAAACACTGCAACAGTTTTACAAATTCAAGACGCTGACATTTCTAAATTTCATAAAGGCGACATCATTGTTGTTAAACAATCTGGAGCATACGAAGCTAGACCAATTTCTGCGGTTACAACCACACTAGGCTCTGCTTCAATCACCCTTGCAATTGCTTTAACTTCAGCACCTGCTGATAACGTAGTCATTTCTAAATCAACTGTTTATTACCATGCTGATGGTGCCCCAACATTTTCAGCGACTCAATATCTTGGTGGAACAATCAAAGAAGAAGTTTCTGGTTGCCGTTCAATCTCAGCTTCCCTTGAATCTTGGGAAGGTGGTGCGGTTGCAAATTTTAACTTTTCTGTTGAAGGTCTTGATCTTATTCAATCAGACGAAAACCTACCTTCTCCATTAACTCCAAGCTTTGTTGGTGATGCACTTCCTCCAGTTATCCTTAATGCTTGCGTATGGATTGATGGGGTAAAAGTTGCCTATAATTCATTGAGTCTTTCACTTGAAAATACAAAAGCAGAAATTCTCTCAGCTTGTGCCGCCTCTGGAAAATCTGGTTCAAGATTCACTCAGTTTGTTTGCTCTGGTGAAATTGCTCCATACATGGAAGATAACAATGTTGATCGCTTCACATCTTTCAATAATAACGATTCAATCAGCATTTTTGGTTATGCTTATAACCCTACATCAACTGTTGGGCAAATTGAGCAAGTCGTAGCATTTTGGGTTCCTCAAGCAAAGATCACATCAATGCCAAATGGTGACCAAGATGGAATTATGACCAACCAAATTTCTTTCAAGGCATACAGGGTTGACGGAAGTGACACTGTTTTCCTTGGCTTCATTTAGGTTTGTCCTCCCACAAACATATATGAGTCTTCCATGACTCAGCGAGCCCCAAGTAAAATTGGGGCTTTTTTATTTCTTTTTTCTTTGTTACGAATTATTTATGGATAATGTGACCAATCTTGAAACTAATCCTCATCATTTTCTTAAACATTTTTTGGGTGAGAAATATATTGCGATTGGTTATGATGAAGGCTCTTCAAGAATAATAACTGGGGACCTTACTACAATGGAATTGGCTTATCTTGTTTCTATTTTATCAATGTTTAGTGAAGACCAAATAAGACTATCGGGAGAATAAAATGAAAATACTAAAATGTTCTGATTTAATTAAATTAACACCACAAACCGAAAATAAGTTTTCTGTGACTGTAAAACCACTTTCAGTTTCTGAAAAAATGGAAGTCGCATCAAAAGTTAAAATGAACAAAGGCGAGGAAGTGGCAGACAATCAAGCCCAAGCCCTTCTGTGCATTAAATATGCTGTGAAAAAAATTGAAGGCGTAAAAAACCATGATGATTCTGAATATGAGCCCACATTTATTGATGGTGTGCTTGATGAAACTTCAGCCGATGATATTCTTTCACTTTTGTCTGACACAAATTTATTAGTCCCAGTAATTTTGTCGGCTAATAAAAATATAAACCAACTTCAAGGTGTTGAGGTCGAAGTTAACCCAAAGCATTAATTACCGCTTTGGACTATGTGCTAAATGAAATTTTAGCCATTTCTGAAGTCGGTAACCAAGAATATATACATTTAGTTTCAACTTATTGGTACAAAGCAGACAAGAATTTTAATTGCTTTCATTGCAAAAAAGAAGCGTCCTTTACTGTGAGAGATAAAAGAAAAGCTTGTTCAACCAAAAAAGAAAAAGAAATTGTGAACTACAATGGGGTGATAAAATACTTTGTATGCCCGAGTAATTTCTTCAACCCTGCATATTCTCAATTGATAGATATGTTTCGACTTTTTCAACGAGGTGCCTTACCATTTGAGGGAGGGTTATTTGATCAACCTTCCAAGATAATCGAAGTTTTTTCATTGCTTGAAGGTCTTGATATTGAAAGAGCAAAAGACCTAGAGAGGAAACAAAAATGGCAGACGGGTCAGTCCAAGTCGAACTCTCGGTCGACGAACAAAAAGCATTAAAAGCTCTTACTTCACTCACAAAAAAGTTTGAAGATTTTGGCGATTCTGCAAAAAATGCTATCAAAAAAGGTGATATTGCACTTGCTACTTTCGCAGGAAACATTGCATCATCGGCTGTTTCAAAAGGTTTTGACCTTCTTACTGGTGGTGTTAAATCATTGGTAGGAAATATTGAGGACGCAATTATTTCCGCAGGTGAAAGCCAAAAAGCAATCAATAATTTAAATGTAACACTTGCTCAAACTGGTGCATATACAAAGCAAGGTGCAAAAGCATTTGCTGAATATGCTGACGCAGTTGAGAAAACAACTGGTATTTCAGGTGAGGCAGTTCTTCAGACTGCTTCTTTCATTCAGCAAGTAAATAAACTTTCCCAAAAAGAATTAAAGCAAGCAACCCAAGCGACTATTGATTTTGCTTCAGCCTATGATATTGACCTAAACACTGCGACAAATATTGTATCAAAAGCTATTGATGGGAATGTTTCTTCATTGAAGAAATATGGCATTGAAGTTAATAAATCCATAGATAGTTCAAACCAATTTTCTTCAGTCATAACAGCACTAAGTAGCGTTTCTGGTTCTGCATCAGAAAAAGTAAAAACATTTTCTGGTGGTTGGGATTTATTTAAAACAACTATTGATGATTTTAGAAAATCTATTGGGTTTTTGATTGTAGATAACCCAGCCGTTGTAAAAGCATTATCTATTTTGAGTGGAGGTATTAGCTCTTTTGCAAATATTATTAATGAAAATAAATCCACAATAATTCAGCTAATAAATTCTGCATTTGTTCCATTAATTACAATTGGTTCATCTGCAACATTAGTCATTATTGAATTGGCTGACTCATTTATAAGGCTCACAGAAGCAGTTCGTGGAAATGCTATGGAGTCCTCCCTTGAAGGTCTAAAAAATCAATTAAAAGAAATTAGGGAAGTTTCTCAGAATTTTATAGACCCAAATACTGGTGAAAAAATAAAATCAACAGGCGAGCAATGGCTTGAAATTCAAATTCAACAAGCAGAAACCGCATTAGCAGAACAACGTGGTTATGCAAAAAAGAGAGCAGAACTTTTTGACACAATTACTGAAAAGGTAAAAGAAGTCGAAAACGGTTTAGTTACTGTATTGTCGGAGAGTGTTACAAAGCAAAATGAAGCTTATCAGGCTGGTGTGAATAAAAGGCTTGAATTAATAAATAAGCAAGCAGATGAAGAAAAGAAAATTGAAAATGATAAGTTGATTTCATTAGAACTATTAAAATTAAATGCTATTGAAAGAGAAAAGTCAGCTGAACAAAATACTGTTTTAGAGAAACAATTAAAGGCTGAAGAGAGTTACCAATTTCTTGCTGATAACCTTGGAAGAGAAGAAGCCCTTAGAGAAATTGCAAGGGCAGAAGATTTGGCAAAAACATCTGGAACAAATGCGGCAAAACTTTCTCTTAATGCGGCATACTATAAAGCGCAACAAAACCAAGTCGGTTTTTATAAAAAGTGGGAAGATCAAACAAATAAAGAAAGAGTTTCAACAATACAAAGCACGTTGGGTGCAATAAGCACTTTGACTGCTAGTTCAAATGCAGAACTTTTTGAAATAGGAAAAGCGGCGGCAGTTGCTCAAGCTACTACTGATGGAATTTTAGCTGTGCAAAAAGCATACGCATCAGCACCACCACCATTTGGTTTTGCATTGGCGGCACTTGTCGGTGTAGCAACTGCGGCAAACGTGGCTAGAATTGCATCACAAAAACGACCTAAATTTGCTCAGGGTGGTATTGTTGGTGGAACTTCAACATCAGGCGATAAAATCACAGCACAATTAAATTCTAGGGAAATGGTGCTTACGCAATCACAACAGGCAACACTATTTAACATGGCAAACAATGGTGGAAGTGGTAATGGAATGATTGAAGCAATAGATAGACTAGGGCAAAAAATTCAAAATATGACTTTAATTGTTCAAGCCGATGGAAGAGAAATCGCTAAGCTTGTTCGTGACCAAAAACAAGCAGGGTTTGTTTTATGAGTATGAGGTTTTATGTTAACAATCTTGTCAAAGATGCGGTTATTACAGCGAGTGAAAATAATGCTCAATTCCCTTCGGAAAACCTTAAAGACGATAGACGAAGCAAAGTTTATCGTTCTCTCACATCTTCTTGTAATATTGTTTTTGATTTTGGTAGCATAAAAGACATAAACGCAATCGCAATTGTTGACTCAAAGCAAAGCAGTTTTGGTTTTACAGCCGCCACAATTCAACTAAATTCTACAAATTCTTGGGGTTCACCTGCAGTTTCTCAGGCATTAACAATAGATTCACAGACTGGTTGGGTCAATTTCAACTGGTCATCAACACAAAGCTATAGATATGCAAGAATTGTTCTTACGAACCCTACGGCACCAATTGAGCTTTCAAAATTATTTATTGGGAAAGATACTTTTATTGAAGGTGTATGTTTCAGTTATCCTATTAACTTTCGTTATAATAATCGTTCTACTGTGGTATCTAATCGATACGGGCAAAAATTCATTGATGAGATTCTTTCTCAAAAAGAATTAAGTGGTCAAATTCCTTCAATGACAAAAACAGAGCTTGATGTTCTCCTTGAGGTTATTGATTACGCATCATATACAAAGCCAATTTGGTTTTACATGGACGCAACAAATTTGATGGTTGATGTGAACAGAATGAATGGCTACTATTACCTAAATGATGACCCAGAAATGGTTTTGAACACTGGAAACTATTGGAGCGTTTCACTTAATCTTGTGGAAGGTACTTAATGAATAACGAGCAGGAATGGCGTGCTCATTTGTTTGAGCAAATTAAAGACCTTCAAAAAGATGTTAAAGAAATGAAGTCTGAAATTATGACTTTAAAAATTAAAATAGCATCAATCAGTGCACTTGTTGGCTCGGTTGCTAGTGTTATTTTAAATAAAATACTAGGGTAATATGACTTTTGAAGAGGCATCTTTATTGACTTCAAGCGAAAAGGTAACACTTGTCACACTCGAATCAGAGAGGTTGGTCAAGCTTTTTACTTTATTATCTGGAAGTGTTTATTACAAAGATGTTCCTTTCTATGTTTCAAACGTAAAACAAAATGGCGTGCCACTAGAATATGTTGCAAATGTCGGTTTGATTGATATTGGAACTTGGACTTATGACCCTGTGATTGGTCGTGTTTATGTTCACATCATTGGGAGTCTAGACCCAAAAACAACTGACCTAAGTATTGTTTACAAGCACTTCTTTTCAAACTGCCCAGTGAGTCTTCCAAATGATTTGAGTTCTGGTGTATTAGTTGAATGGTTGCCATATATCAACTCAATTGGTTCTGTTGGTCAGCAACTTGACGACCAAAATACTGGAATCGCACTTGAATCCAATTCAAACATAGATTTATTGAATAATGGTTTTTTCGATGAGGTTTATGACTCCCATATTTTCGAGAATAAACCAGTCAATTTTTATCTATGGTATAAAGAAACTCCAATCACTGAAGCTAGAAAAATATTTGAAGGCGTAATTGAATCAAAAGATTATGCACCTGAAAAAGTTGTCTTCAGAGTAAAAGATTTTATTTTTAAACTCAGAAACATTGTGAACCTTAGCACATTTTCAGCACTTGATGGAAAAGTTCAAGACTCACTTCTTGGAACACCAAAAAGAAGGGTCTACGGTCAAGTGAAGCAAATGAAACTTGCAGGAATTGACCAAGTTCTTGATGGTTTTAATTTGTCTGGTCTTGTTTCTGTTTCTGTTGGTTCAACTACATTGACTGGAGCATCAACATTATTTTTAAAAGAATTAAATCCTGGTGATGAAATTTCATTTTCATGGCTTGGCGTTACATACAAATTTGGTATTGAGTCAATAACTAGCAACACGGTTGCGGTTCTGAATAAAGAAGTCGAAGTTGCGGCACTGAATGTAACTGCATTAAACTCTCCAAAATATTCTTATAGACACCTGAATAGAATTTGGCACATTGCTGGTCACAAATTAAGGGAGCCAACAACTGAGGTCACTTCCATTGTTGCAAATAACCGTTTCATTCTTGATTCTGTTCTTGACTTGTATGCTGATGATCAAGTTCTAGTTAACAGTGATTTGGTGACAATCAGAAGAATTTCTGGCTCCGAAATGGTGACTGAAAATGCAATATCACCAGTTCCGATGGTTGGGGACACTGTGAAAAAGTTGCCAATTCAAAAAGTTTATTTTGGTGCAACCGAATTAATATATGGAAGAGATTGGACTTACGATAATACAACAGAAGCAAAAATAAATATTCTTCCACTTGCTGAGTTTAACGTCACACAAGAAAGACTTGCTGGTGTTTCAATTACATTCACAAATGGAAGTAATAACCTAACAACTACCGCAACCGTTGACCTTAGGACTATTTTAAGCCCAAGAGATTGGGTTAAGAAAAATACAATTGTTTCTGGTCAAGGTGATTGGTATGAGATTCTTGAAGTTGCAGAGCAATCAATAAAAATAAGGGCAAATTACACTGGTACAACTGCGACAACTACGGCTTTAATTAAAAATGTAAACTACATTAAAGATGATTCACTTATTACTTGTAACTGTCTTGGGTTTGAAAAAGACGGTGCTTGGGTGAGGACTCCATCCGAAGTTGTAAGGCACCTTCTTTTGAATGATGCGGTTTTCTATACTGTGAATGAAGCTTCTTTTACACAAGCAAAAGCAGACTGTGATTATACTGTTTCAATGGTTATTCCAGAAGATTTAGGAAACGGAAGCCCAAAGATTCGTGACGTAATAACAAAAATAAATGAATCGGTCTTCGGCTCATTGTATGGCGATAGTTCAAGCTCAATTTCATATAGTATTTTAAATTCTACCAAACCAGAAAATATAGATATTCTTCGAGATGATGATATTATTTCTTTCAGTTCTGCATCAAAACCTGAAATATTTAATAAAATTGTTTTAAGCTATAGACCTTTCGTTGACCACAACAATGGAGAAAATGCCTATGAAACAATTTCTTATAATTCTGGTTTTGTTGATTATTATGTTGGAATTGAAAACACACTGACACAAGTTGTCTATTTATACGAATCAGACAAAGTTGAAATAATTGCTCAACGTCTCGCATTATTTAAATCATTATCAAACACAAGTGTAACAATTAGGTCAAAAATAAATCTTTTTACCAAATCAGTGAATGACAAGGTTATGATTCTTCTTGATAGACTTTATAAACGCTATGGTGGAAATGATAGAAGAAAAATTGGGGTAATTTCCTCAGTTAAAAGAAGCCAAACCGAGGTTGAAATAGTGTTTCAAGACTTGGGAAATGTTTATAACAGGGTTCCATCAATTGCTCCTGATTCTGCATCAAATTATTCTGGTGCAGACCAAAATGCAAAAGTACAATATGGTTATGTGGTTGATGATGATGTTTTGACACCTGATGCAACTTCAGAAGAAAATCTCGGAAATAACATAATAGGTTAAAGTTGAGGTAAAATATGGCTTTCAGTTCAATTTCATCGCTCGCCATTGCAGTCGGTGCCGCCATAAAAGCTGAATTGTGGGGAAAAGTAAAAAATAACTTTGATGACCACGAAACCAGAATCAATAACATTGAAACAGTTTCAAATAAAATTCCCATCATTAAATTTTACACACTAAACGCCTCAAGCTTTTCGACTGCAACAGGACTTTATTATTGGGAATCAAACGATAATTTCACCATTACAAATGCGTATGTTCAAATTTTTGAAAAGGGTTCGTTGACAGGAACTTTTCAAGTGGACATTTTGAAAAGCACAACAAACTTAGATGGTGCATCATTTTCAACAATCTTCACGACAAAGCCGTCAATTGATTATTCAACCGCTTCAGACTACGCAAAAAGTACAAACCAAGTTTTTGACCCGACAAAGATTTCGATTGTCTCGGGGAATTATTTGCGTTTTGATATAACTCAAACACCTACTGGTGGTGTGATGAGCAAATTCTTAATCACCGTCTACGGAGAGTAAAAAATGTCTGCACCATTCATAATACCTTTCGATAATAACCCTTCTAGTACTTCGATTAAAACAACGGCTTACACTATTCCTGCAGGGAAGTATGCTAGAGTTAAGAACGTACTAGGGGACTTAACAATAAACGGAGTGGATGCTTTTTTTACGGTTAGATCTTTTAGCAGGTCTTACTCTGCAACAAATGGGACTACTGATATTTTTCCTCCAGAAAATTGCGATATGCTTATTTGCGTATCGTCAGCCACTGTATCAAACGCAAATAACAGGACAGCCTGCGGACCATTAGGGGTATTTCTTGCCGACGCAGGGGCTATAGGTGGTGGTTATTTTACTAATTATCATTTTATGGGGCAGGGTAAGCCAGGATCTATTTACACAAACGCAACCTTCACTGGGACTAGAACTTTTTATATGGCTGGCTCTATGTATAACGGAACCGCTAACATTTCCACGACTGGGAACGTGAGTATTAGTAATACAACCCCTGCTTTGCTTAACTATTCTGGGATAGCATTTTACACGGAAAGAATCAGTGGGACTGTTACTCACTCCGCTAAAGCGATAAAGTTTTCTAGCGATGACATATGGGTGGCTTCTGGCACAGTGCTTGACGGAGGTCAATACATAGTTACTGAGTACAACGTAATATCTTAAGGGGCTTTATGTTTGCAATATTTAAAAACGATGCATTATTAAATTTCTGGGGTAATAAACCTAGTGAGATTTTCATTCAAGCGACTTGCCGAGGTTTAAAATTAAACGAAGGCGAGATTGATCTTAATTTCTATTTCGGTATTGATTCGGTTCCAGCGTTTTACGAGTTCGATCAAGATAAAAAGCTTATTGTTAAAAAAGAAATTATCACAATCAATGAAGTTGTGACTCAAAACGAACTTGGTGAAGAGGTAGTTTCTCAAGAAGAAATTAAAACTTACGAAATTGAAAAGATCATTGAGCCGATTGTTTATTTTGCAAAAGGTGTCACGGTCAAGCCGTGTTAAGGAATTTATGCCACTAAAAAAAGGCTACTCAAAAAAGACCATTTCTAAAAATATAAAAACAGAAATGAGTCACGGGAAAAGCCAAAAACAATCAGTCGCCATTGCTTTGAATGTTGCTAAAAAAGCCAAAAAAGGCAAAAAGAAAAAGTGATAACACCAGAAGACTATTTAATGGGAAGAGATAAAGAATTTCCATTAGACATAAACCAAACTAGAAACATGGCTGATCTTCTTTGTAGGGTCAATCATTTGCTAGGTTCTCATAAAATTCATGGAGCAGTTTCATCAGGCTATAGACCATCAGCAATTAATAAAAAAGTTGGTGGTGCAAAGATGAGCACCCACTTAGTTTGCATGGGTGTTGACCTTTATGATGCAAAAGGTGAGATAGCTAATTTTCTAAAATCAAATCCAAAAATTCTTGAAGAATATGGTTTATGGATGGAAAGCCCTGACAAGACTAAGGGCTGGGTTCATCTTGATACTAAAAAAAGAAAAAATAGAATTTTCATTCCCTAGGAGGAAACATGGAAGTAGTGATTGCAAACAAAGTCGTTATTTTAGGTTTTTTATTTGCATTAAGTGAAGTTCTTGCACTTATTCCAAGCATTAAATCAAACTCAGTTTTTCAACTTGTTGTTAATGTTTTAAAGAAAGTTTCAAATAAATGATCGAGCTTGCGACTTTGGTTTTGGCAGTATTGAAAGCAGTTCCTTCCATTGAGAAAATCTTTGTGAAGACAATTGAACTTTATTACGCTCAAATCGAAGTCGCAGACCAAAACTCAGTCAATAAAAATGCTAAAAAAAGAGATGCTTTGCTTGCCTCTCTTCACCTTCAAGGGCTATCGGATGACCAAAAAAATCAAATTCGCCGTATGCTTTATGATATTTCTCGGAACTAGTTGCGTCACAAAACCAAATAGACCAGACTCCCCAATTTGCTTGCACAATTCAGATGGCTGGGTTTGCACTGACTCACGTGGCGATTTCAATGAGCAAGAAAATAATTTGATTTGCTCAACTATAAACGGTTATTCATCACTCGAAAGATATGTTGACCAACTTGAATTAAGAATTAGACAACTTGAAAGATCATGTCGATAGACAAAGACAAAAAAGCCTCAATAGAAAGAATAAAAAATCAACTCGAACAAGCCAAGTTGAACTTGCGACTTGCATCAGAACATGATGATAAATGCGAGATAAGGGCATGGTCAAAACAAGTTAGACTGATTCAGGCTGTACTACAAAGAGTTCAGGAAATTTCGTCAAAGAAACCCTAAAAACCATTGTCGGCAAGTCATTAGTCGGTATTTTTTCAGTTATTATTTTCGTCACCTGCGAATCATCAATTTCAATCCACCTAAAAATTTGGTCAAAAGAAACTTTTATCATGTTGTCTAAATCCATTGATTTTTGACTTACAGTTTTGAAGCCCTTTTTAGGTTTTGTGAAGAAGTCTGCTTCATTTAAGTAAAAGTACGCCTCAACTTGAATTGAGAACATTCTAGGGTCATAAACCTCAAGGATATGACTTTTCAATTCGCTGTATTGTCTTAGGTGCAGAAGAAATTCCTTCTCAAATTCGACCGCTTTTTCAGTCTTAATTCTTGATGCTCGCTTCCCAAATTTAACAATTCTATGAGATGCGTTAACCGAGATGGGCTTCATTGGTATTTGAAAAGAGATTGAAGTCATGCAACAATTAATACATGGATTATTCCAGAAAGCAAGGATGCTCACCATGGAAAAGACAACTGTCCTGCCTCCACCGTTGCAAGGGATTGATACGTACTTCGTAGCATCGGACTGGCACTCATTTCACATCAATCCTGCCTGTATATCAATTTTGATTCAGCACGCACTTCTCCACAAACCAGAAAACCGTCGGTTGATTATCAATGGTGACTTCCTTGATTTAGAATTTTTCATGAAGAAAATGGAGAGTTATAGGAAACATATCTCAAGAATTGAGGGAATTGAAGACTATTTTCTTCCACTATATGAAGATGAAATTGAGTGGGGTAATAAATGCTTGGACTATCTGCAAAAGATTTTTACTGAAGTTATTTTCATTTCAGGAAATCACGATAAGCCAAGGGTAACCCAATTTTTGCACGACTGCCCCCAAGGTTATCACCACAACTTTGATTTTGAAAAATCACTAAAATTAAAGGAAAGAAAAATCACTTTTGTTGAGTATAACAATTGGCTTGATATTGGAGATGTTTCTTTGACTCATGGAATGTTTCACGGAACTTCAGCCATGAAGAAACATTACCTTGCTTGCGGTGCTAGGTCGTGCATATTTGGGCACATTCATCATGACAATAAAGAATCTTTCATGGTTCGAGGAAAGACAAGACAAGTTTATTCCCTCCCAGCAATGTGCAATTTGAACCCTGAATATATTAAGAATCAGGAAACAAATTGGACAAATGGTTACGCTGTTTTAAATGTGAAGCAAAATGGACATTTCAACTATCACAGTTTCACAATTTGGGATAATCAGCTTGTTCTTCCAAGTGGAAAAGTACTTGAGTTAAAAGATGATGAAGTTGTGAAACTTTTATGTGAAGATAAAAATGGGTAGTGAGCGCATCGCTACCCAATCGGGATCGAAGGCAAGGCAGTCATGGACGGTTGTCTTGTCTTTAAAAAACCCTGAAGTCTAAAATCTTTTTTAATTTAACCCAAATTTTATGAAGCACAACACCGAAGAAAAGCCCGAGTGAAAAGCATTTTATTGCATACCATTCAACAATCATAAAATAGCCTTGTAGATTTTCTTCCCAATTTCTGCAAAAATGTATGGCACTGACTTAGATTTATCTGCAAAATTACCAAGCATTTTGGCTCTCAAGCCATTTGGAAAGTTATTTCCATGCCCATAACCAAAAGGGTAATGACCAATTTCATGCAATGCGTTTTCAAGATAGTCACCAGTCATTCTGTTTTCGGCACCATTCAAATTCACAAATATTTTATTATTTTGGGTCAATCCAATTACATTTGGATTTTTATAAAAATATGGCTCAACTTCAATTTCAATTTTTGAAGCTTCAATCAAGTAAATCCACCTCAAGTAAACATCATTTGGGGTGTCTTTTGTGTATGTGAATGAATTAAATTTCAAAATTTCAGCACCAAAAAGAGGGTGATTTATAACTGATTCAGCGACTTTGTAGCCAATAGAAACATGAGTTAAGTTTTTATCTTCAAATTGTTTTGAAATATTAAATTTTATCATCTTTTTCCTATTGCTTCGAAGCATTGGTCAATTTTAATTTGAGCCAATTCCCTGTCAAAATAATTTTGTTCTGCTCCCTCAATGAAACCAAACCTGTATGTTAAAAGGCAAATTAAAAATCCTATCAAAAATTTAAATAATGTTACAAAGTTCATTTTTTATTCCCAGTTTATTTAAATAAACCCAATAAACTCATAGTTGTCCTGAAAAAAATCATAATTTTCATAATATTCATTTTCGTTGTCCGATAAGATAATGCAGAAATGATCATAGTCATAAAAAGCTATTTCAATTAAACCATATCTTTCATTGTAAAAAATCATTTCTCCTCCAATTCTTTTAATGCTTGTCTGGCAACCTCAAAAATTGAACCTCTGCTCATTGACATATATTCATCTCTTTTATAGTTCAAAATATACTCAACACACTCTCTCAGCTTTGCATTTTCATCTTGGAGTTTTTTAATTTTCTCATCTCTTTCTATGTAGCAATCAATTGAATCAATCTCTTTCTGCTTATACTCGCAAGCGGCTTGCCATGCTTTACTTGGTGCTCCCATATTTAGTTTAACAACCCTTTCAAGATGTGTCTCACCCAGTAGTCCAAACCATTGATCAAACGCTTCTCTGTCTTTATCGTTCATAAAACCTCTGTATTTTTGTCACATCTTTTGTGTAAAATTTATGTAATTTTATTAGTTAAATTCCAGTATGTGACCACTTTTGTCACTTAGTAGAAAATGAACCACCGCAAGACGCAACGGTGGCTAACACACATTAACCGAAGTTATGTCTCAAGCTTAAAAAGCACGCCTCTTGAGTTTTTTTATTCAATTTTATGACCGTATTTAATTAAAATTTCTTTTGCCTTTTCGCCTTCATCATCCAAAATTCTAGGGTAACCATAACCTTCTCTTTCGTTCCAATTATTTTTATCTTGATAGAACCATAGGACATCAAATAATTGTGAAATTTGAAACTGTAATTTTTTTATTTCTGCTTCTCGAATTTGAATAATTTTTTCAAATGCCTCGCACTTGTCATGCAATATCATTGTAAACCTCAAGGTATAAAGCTCGTTTATAGTCTTCGCACATTGCTAGAATGATTTCCTCAACTGGAACACCAAGAGCAAGTGAAAGACTTTTTACAGACTTTGAAGGGAGTTGGCACTTTCCTTTTTCAATGTTGCTAATGTATTGAGCGTTTTTATTATTCCACCCCAACTTGCTACCAACATCGTACTGACTCATTTTTAATTCAGTTCTTTTTTTGAAAATTAGATCACTAACAGAATGTGATTTCAGAATCATCTTGTACCTCGGATAATTTAATTGGTTTTTCTAGTGTTGCCTTATCTACTACTTTATAACCGTATTTTCTTTGAAATTCGTTGTAACATTCAACATATAAAAGATGAAGGTCTGCAATAACATCATCTTTATTTTCAAACTTTCCTTGTTTATTTCTTTTGAAAACTTCTTCACACATAGATAATGAACCACCAAGATAAGAACATTCAAGATCACCATTATAAATGTTTTTTGGAAGCTTCACGTTAAAACTATTTTTGTATCTCGTTTGCATAAAACCATTAATAAATTTTCTCATTTCATTTAAAAACATAATTCCTCTTTTTTTAAAAAAGGCAGTCGGGAACCTAGCCTTAATTCAGTTCTGGAGTTTGGCAAAAAAAAGGAGTAATTTTGCCTCAGAAGCCCGACTCTTCTGAATGATCAATTTAATTTAAAAATGTCAGCACTCCACCTTTTTGGTGTTGAGTCTTTTTTCTGGTATTTGTAATTCTTTCTCAAAAAGCCCTGAGTGACTCGCTGTTCTTCATTAGTTTCTGGGTCAATTATTACCGCATTAATTGCGTCAATTCTTCTGACATAAAACTTTTTTCCTGAAGTAATTTCTTTATAAACCAATTTGTTTTTCATGCTTCCCTCGATTTATGAACCCATTTTTTAAGTGAATTTAATCTCATCCAATTATTTTGTTCCAACCATCTTTCAACTGACTTGTATTTTGATGCCATAAAATCAATTCCCTTGCTGTGAAATTGGTTGTGATGTTCTTGGCATACTGAAATTTTATTCCAGATTCTTTCTGAAAATTCTGGATGCGCTTTTCTAGTGTATAGATGGTGGTAGCAAACAAAACCAGATTCTTGTCGCCCACAACATACACAAGGTTCGGTTGATTCATAACTCAAACAACCCTCCAAAACTTTTCCATCTTCCCAAATTCACCCATTATTTCTTCTCCAGTTTGCTCGATAATTCCGTGTGCTTCCATCGGAGCAAAATGTTTGTTTAAATGAACATAGTATCTCCAACCAATTTCAATCATCTCTTCTTTGTTAAAGTTATTAATGTCATCCTGATATAAGGAATCTATCACTTGGTTGATTGTCGCTTTTCTTAGTTTTTGCAGTCTTAGAACGAGTCTTTTTCTTTTCATCGGTGTTGTCCGAAAGCTCAATAAAGTTTGTAAATCCATCGTTTGCTCCCTGTGAGTGTAAAATCTTGAATAATTCTTGGCACGCATTTCTGTCCGAGTCAGCATCATGATGCTTCAGTTCAATTCCGTAGTGTTTGCACAAAGAATCTAAACTGAATGACTCGCATTGCACTTTTGCACTTTGAGCCATTGTCAAAGTTGAAACTGTTTTGCCAATATATTTTCTTTTTTCCCAAATCTCATTAGTCAAGAAAAGTTGGCAGTCAATGAAAGCAGAATCAAAATATTTCCCAAACCACTTCGCATGACAAACCATCAACTGAGGTTTTGATGCGTATGCTTTCAGAAAATTAAGAAACCGTTTCATTTCTTTTCTTTGTTCTGTAAACTTCATGGCTTGATCGAGTGAAATGCCATGGATTTCTTCAGACTCTTGTGAAAAGAATTTTGGTCGGGTTGGTCTAAATTGGAAAAGTTCTTTATCAAGCTCATTATATCCATCAATTTGCATTGCAGAGACTGAGAGGGTTAAAATCTCATTTCTCCAATAATCTAGACCAGTCGTTTCAATATCAATCACAAAAGCCAAATCAATCCATGGGGAAAACATTTTAGACCTCAATCTTGAAAGAAGGTTTTGCGTGAATGGTTGCTTCTCTCAATTTTCGTTCTTTAATGTTTTCGTGAATTTTATTGGTAATTAATTTAAGTTCTTCAATTGGCTTTGAATCGAGTTCTGAAAACTTATTTATGCCACAAAATTCTTTCATTGCTGAAGCTTTGTCTGAAGCTGGCTTTCCTTCAGTCAACTCTCCAAGAAGGTCTCTAATTCCTGCAATTAAAGATTTAATTTCTGCAACTGATTCAGGTTTTGATTTTTCTAAAATAGCCTCAACCTTTTCAACTCTCTGAATTGCTTTTACTTCAATTGCATTATTTTCAGCCGACTTATCAAATTCATTTGTGACAGCTTCCATTTCCTCTTCACAATACATTCCAGATAAAGCTTCGGGGAAAGCCCTGCGTAATGCACCAGATAAGGCACACTTTTCAATCATCATGTAAGGCTTTGATGCCCAAGTTCCTGATGCTTCCATTCTTCCGTTTGATTTGTTTTCTTTTGTTTGAACATACTCATCAAAATAAGCCGTGTATGGAAACTCCCTTCCCCTTCTTTTTACAACGCAAGTTGATGCCAACATTTTTTTTGCTTCAAAAGTGTTTATGTCAAACTTATCCACGAGGTCAGTTTTGAGAGTATAACCCTCATAGTCACCCGTTTGGTTTGCAATTGCTTGAATAAAATTGTATGAGAATACAACAGTGCCGACTTTTTTCCACTCAAAACCGACTTTTGTATTTCTTTCAATCAAGAAAATTTGATTCAAACTTGGGTTTGCTCCAGTTTGTTGAGCTTTGTGAATGAACTCGATAATATCCGACTTCGGAAGTTCTTTGTGTTTTTCAAAAAGCATTTTGAGATAATTTTCTTCAAAAGACCTTTTTACATCTTGAGTCAATTGTATGTTTGAAAATGTTGTGATGTTGCTCATATTAATCCTTAAAATTTATTAGAATGTTTGCCACGCTTGAACCAAAGTATTTTTTTAAATCAAGCGGTGGAATTTCTTCTGGGTTTGCTTGTTCTGAAGCAGTGAAACCTAGATCACCAGAACAGTGATATAAGCCCTCGTGAAGGTTTGCCACTGTCACCTTATAAATTCCCAATGTGACACATATTGCTTCACACTTTAACCCTGCTGATGATGTATAAGTACCTTTTTTAATTTCTAACATAATTTCTCCTTATTTTAATGAGTATTGAATTGAAGTTTTACCGTCCACTAGTCTTGCACCTTCGATAATTTCACCAGCTTTCAAACAACGAGCAATTTCAGCTTTCATGATTATCGGTTTTGGTTCTGGTATTTTAATGAACTCTATTGGAATTTTTGTTTCATCCACAATTTCGACCGCTGGTGTTGGCTTCCGTTTTTTAATTTTGCAAAATTTGCCTTCAAAAGTGTCTTTGTCATGAATAGCCATGCAGTTTGAAACATACGCATCAAATCTTTCCATCTTCTTTTGAATTTGGTCTTCACGAGCAATTAGTTCATCAATTTTTTCAGTCAATAATTCAGAATAAGCTTTCAGCGATTCTCGGTAATGTGCAACTTGATCGGTTTTTTCCATCAGGGCAACCGACAAAGAAACCAAGCGATTGTTTTCTTCATCTGAAGTTGTGGTTAAATTTTCGAGATTTTCGAGCAGGTTTTTGATTTCTAACTCAATGTGGAATAGCGACATTTCATTCATAACTTCTCCTTGTGTGTTTGTGTGTTGAAAGCTTTTTACACATATATATATGAGAAGAAAACCATAAAATTTGACGGGTGTATTTATTACATTATAACAATTTCAATAGTTTAGGAAAGTCAAATTATGAGATAACTCATTGAATTTATACGAGATTTTGAACATTTTTTACACTTGGTTTTAATTGTATAGTATAATTATATTATTCAACACAAACAATGAGGTATTAAATGAATTTTACAAAAAAAGAACTTGAATTATTAGCCTATGTTTTAAGGGAAAAAATGGTAGACCTTGAAGACAGCATGGATGAAGAAGCAAGTGAAAAAGATGAAGGCGTTAAAAAAGGTTGGGCATTAGTTAAAAAGTTAAAAGAAGAAGCAAAAAAAGCAGAATAATTTTTTGCAATGAAATTTTAAAAACAAATGTCTGGGAGGACAACATGGCTCATGAATTTGAATCTGGTTTTTTAGTAAAAGAAGCGGCATGGCACAAACTTGGGACTGTTATACAAGAAGCCCCAACAATCGAAGAGGGAATCCGACTTGCAGGGCTTGACTGGAAAGTTAGCATGGAAAACCTTTTTCTTGCTGATGGAAGAATCACGACTCAAAAAGCTGTCATCCGTGAAACTGATAAAAGAATTTTAGGCTATGGTGGAGAAAATTGGACACCGTTACAAAACACTGAAGCATTTGCGTTTTTTGATGAATTTCTTAAAACCAATGAAGTTCAACTTGAGACTGCAGGTTCATTACGTCAGGGTCAAAGGATTTGGGTCTTAGCACGAATTAAATCAGCAATTGGTGAAGTCATAAAGGGTGACCCAATACAACGGTATTTCATGCTTTCTAACGCCCATACTCGAGGTTTTGCGGTGAGCGTAGGTTTTACGGATGTTCGAATTGTATGTAAAAACACTTTAGCCATGGCTGAACAATCGGGAAATTCTAAACTTTTGAGGATTCATCATTCAAGAAATGTGGCTCAAAATTTGGATGAAATCAAATCAATCATTAATTTTTCAACCCAAGGATTTCAGGCTGATTTGCAAAAAATGGAAAGATTGACTAAAAAAGGAATAAATCAAAAAGATATTCAAAAATTTGTTGAAACAATATTTTTTGACCCAAGAACTCTCGACTCAAAAAGGTCACAAAACAAACTTGGGTTTATTACTGACAAAATAAATGAACTCATCGAAGTCGGTCTGGGTGCAGAAATTTCAGGTGTAAAAGGAAACGCATACGGATTATATCAAGCCACAACTGAATATTTGACGCATTATGACGGCAAAGACTATGAGCAAAGACTCGATAAACTTTGGAATGGTGCAAACAAAAGCAAAAACGAAAAAGCATTAGAATATTTGCTAGTTGCATAAAAACAAAGCCACGGAAGGCTATTTATAAAAGGAAAACAAAATGAAAACGAATGAAAAAAGAAAAGTCGGAAGACCAAAAATCGACAAATCAGTCAAAAAAGAATTGAGAACAGTTTATATTTCCAAAGAGGTTTATGAATTTTATTTCATCAATGGCGGTGAAAACTTCTCAAAAGGTGTTGAGATGATTGCTAAAAAGCTTCAAGCATTGCACAACGAGTCAAAACAAAATTAATCCATCTAATTATTGTATCAATTATTGATGACTATACAATTTTTACAACAATCCACTTTTTAGTTTTAATTCCAAGCCAAAATCATTAAATATAAATTATCAATCGGGGGGCTCCACAAGCCTCTCCCTATTACGTGTGATTGATGCTAACGGGATAAATTGTGGTTGGACGACTGAAGCCGAAGGGTTGAAAGAAGTTCAAGGGTGAACTTGCACCCAATTAGAATTATCAAGTCGCTAATCCAAATAGGGTCAAATTAGAAAGCACTTCCAACTTAATGACATGATGTCGGTACACTTTACGGTGGCGATTGGAACGAGAAAGCAATACCAATAAAAGCTTTAATGAAATGTTATTAAAGCGGTATTTTGGAACTCCTTTGCCTCAGAATTGAAAAAAACTTTTACAACATCATTTTTCTTTGTTCACATCAAAAATTATCGGGAGTTCAAATGGAAATCAAATCAACTGAAATTCAAATTGTAGATATAAACGCATTAATTCCAAATCCAAAAAATAATAACAAACACCCAAAAGAACAAATTGAAAGACTTGCTCAATTGATCAAATACCAAGGATTCAGAAACCCATTGGTAGTTTCAAAAAGATCAGGTTTTGTTTTGTGTGGTCATGGTCGAATTGAAGCCGCTAAATTAGCAGGATTAAAACAAGTTCCAGTCATGTTTCAAGAATTTGAAAGTGAAGCTCAAGAATATGCTTATTTGACAAGTGATAATGCCATAGCTTCTTGGGCTGAGTTAGATTTGAGTATGGTTAATTCAGAAATGCTAGACCTTGGACCAGATTTTGAAGTTGGTTTGTTGGGTATTAAAGACTTTTCAATTGAACCTTTTGAAAAATACGAAAGCTCAAATGAAGAGAACGGAAAAGGTGCGCTTGATAAACTTGAAAAGTATTTAGATAAAGACTTTTTAGAAGTCAAACTGGAATTTAACAAAGAAGAATATGATGAATTTATTTTTCTAGCTTCTGAAGTTATGAAAGAAATGAACAGCGAAATAATGAGTGATGCACTTCTTGGGTATTTAAAAAAATGGAAAGAATAACAATTGAACCAGTAAAAACACATTTTAAAGCTGGGGACTACCCTTCAAAACCAACTGGCAAACTCATTGATTATGAAGTTGAGGTATTTAATAATTCTGGTGAACTTATTTTGGGTTATTATAAGTGTCCAGAAAATATATTTAAGATAGCAAAAGAAATTTGCAAAAACACAAAACCAACAAAAAGCACAAGAACAAGACATGGGGTTCCACAATTATCAACAGTTTATGGACCACTTCCACGAATTCCAATTAGAGAAGACTACTGTAGGTTTTCAGCAAAAAGCAAAGAAGAAAAAAACAACTATTTAAAAGCCATAAAATTAAATGAGTTGCTTGCAGAATTTTACAAAGAAAAACACAATTCACTTTATGAAAAGGCATTTAAAAAAGTTAAAGAAGAAGTAAACGCTGATTATTTCACAGCAAATACGCCTTGGACAAATGTGAACATAAACCTAAACCAAGTTATTAAATACCATGTAGACAATGGGAATAACCCCGAAGACCTTTCAAATGTTTTAATTGTCAAAGAAGGTGTTGATGGTGGTTTTCTTGACTGCCCAGAACTTGGTCTTACTTTGCACCAAGGAAACGGTTGGATTTGTTTTTTTAGGGGTCAAGAACTTTTGCACGGTGTGACGCCATGTTCTTTTAAAGGTAAAACCTCTTTTCGGTGCTCAATTGTAAACTACACTTTGAAAAACTTAAAACATTGCTACCCTTACGAGCAGGAATTAAAGAGACTTAAAGAAGTAAAAACAAGACAAGCTTTGAACAAAAAAGAAAGCCTATTGAAACTGAAAGAGTATTATAACAGAGCAAAAGCCAAGAAAAATACATAAAGATAAATTTTTAAAAATTGTTTTTCTTTCAAAAAATGATAAATTTAATTAAGACCGAATGGTCAAAAACCAAAAAAACGAATGTTTTAAAGGTGCAAAATGTCAGATGAAATTAAGCGTCAAAAGAAGCATGGCTTCCAAGGCACACTGTATAAAGACGAATATTGTCAAGAATTGATCAAACACATGAGTCAGGGTTATTCCTTCGAGTCGTTTGGTGCAGTCATTAATTGTGGCAGGAAAACACTTTTTGAGTGGTGTCACAGCCACCCTGAATTTAAAGAAGCCAAATACATTGGGCACGAAAAAGCTAAAAAGATATTTGAAACAATTCTTTTAACCAAGTTAACTGGAAAAGACTCTCCAAGTGTTAACGTCAAAACATCTTCAGACAGGCTTCTCGAATTTGCTTTAAAAACGAGATTCAAAGAATCTTATTCTGAAAGAATTGAAGTTGCCCAAGCTGGTGAAATAAAAATTGTCATTGACCAGAATGACTCAGAGCTTTAAAAAAACAGAAAGACAGAATCAGGCTATTAATTTATTAAGCAATCCACTTGCTCGGTATATTATGCTTTTCGGTGGTTCAAGGTCAGGGAAGACTTTTATCGCTATTTATGCTTTATGTGTCAGAGCCGCAAAAGAAAGATCAAGGCACGTTATTCTAAGGCTGAAATTTAACCACGTTAAAACTTCAATATGGATGGACACACTTCCAAAAGTTCTTCGGTTGTGTTTTCCAGACTTGAAAGTTGAATTTCGTTACTCGGACTTTTATGTTGTTTTCCCAAATGGTTCTGAAATATGGGTCGGAGGTCTTGACGATGCGGCACGAGTTGAGAAAATTCTAGGGAAAGAATATTCCACAATCTATTTCAATGAGTGCTCACAAATCCCATATAAGTCGGTTGAAATTGCTTTGACTCGTTTGGCTGAAAAAAACAATCTTAAGAAAAAAGCTTATTTTGATGAAAACCCTCCGACTAAAAAACATTGGTCGTATTGGATTTTTATTAAAGGTGTCCACCCTGAAACTTCTGATAAAATAGACTTAGAAAAATACCAATCAATTCTAATGAACCCAAAAGACAATCTTGAAAATATTGATGAAGAGTACATTTCTGAGGTTCTCAATAATCTTTCAGAAAACGAGAGAAAACGTTTCCGTGATGGGGAGTTCCTTGACTCGGATGAAGGTCAAGCATATTACGCTTTTCAAAGAGAAATCAATGTTCATTCATTCGATAAAAGAAATGCTTCTGGCACAATAATGATAGGCATGGACTTTAACGTAAACCCAATGACTGCGGTTGTCGGGTATTATCAAGACAATAAGTTCAATGTAATTGATGAAGTTTGGTTGGAAAACAGTGATACTTATAAAATGAGCATCGAGCTCATAAAACGTGGATACAAAGGTGCTTGGATTTTTCCTGACTCAACTGGTAAAAATAGAAAGACCTCGGGAAAGTCAGACCACTTGATTTTGAAAGATGATGGGTTCATTGTTAAAGATACCAGAAACCCATTTGTGAAAGACAGAATCAACAATGTTAATAGACTTTTGAAAGACGGAAGAATTATTATTGACCCGAAGTGTAAAAGACTGATTCAAGATTTTGAAAAAGTTGTTTGGGATGGACAGGATTTAGATAAAAGAAGTGACGCATCATTGACCCACATTTCAGA